TTTAGGATTTGCGGTAAGCCAGAGGCTAGGAATCCGACAGCGGAGGATATTAGGGATAGCATTACAGGTGTCCTTTGAAGATGTAGTAAGTGGTGACTATGATTAGCGAGGCTACGAAGCACATAACCTTGAGTTCACGGAGTTTCTTTAGGTCACGCCCCATCTCGTCGCGCCCCTCCTTGACCTCCTTCATCTGGCGTTCCTTGATGGATTGGATGTCCTTCCACTCGAACTCTGCCTTTTCCTTGCCGTAGCGTTGTACAAGCTGTTGGAATAGGTCGTCTTCGGCTTCCTTCACTTCCTTGAGTCTTCTCCACTCTGCGAAAGCCGTGAGGATGGTGGTATCACCCTTTACCACCCGCTGCTTCTTTTGAAATTGTTGCTTGGCTTGGAGTTCTGCGACCCCTAGTTTCTGTATGTCTTGGACTACTGATTCTATTTCTTTACCTGCCGCAATCGCGCTTTTTATACCCTGCGCTGCACTTTTTGCCGAGGCTACTAAATCACTCATTTATCCCACTTTCTCTCCTCGAAAGTAAGCCACCCCATTTATTACTTCGCATAGTTCAGGAGGTAATAACATACCATTCTTAAACGTCAGGACAACGAATCCAGAACACCAGTTCACAGGATTTTCTTCTGTGTAAACAAACTGGTCGCCGTATGGTTCCGCAAGGGTTCCTGAATCCACTCCCCAACGTCTGCCGTTGTAGTCAGACCACGGGGTTACTTTTAATTGGTGCAAGTGTCCTGTAACGATACTGCGCCCAGAGCGAAGGGTATTATTGTAACTAGCGTGGATACCGTTCCCCCATCTGTGCTTTACAACTAACGAGTTATTTATGTCCACCCGCCAGCCTGTATGCCAGCCTTGGAAGTACGAAAACAAGTCCGAGAACTCCATCAGCGCGTCTGCGTGCGTAGCAATGTAGTTAAAGAGACGTGTATCGTGATTACCGTACACCCACAGCTTAGTAGCGTTCTTAGAAGCGTTTGC